TTTTGTGTTTGTTTAAGTGGTTTTACTTCTATTAGATATGTCTTGATACGACCAGTGTTCTCTTGAACCTTGATATAGAAGTCAGGAAAGTATCTATGAACTCTATTATCAACAGGAGAACGATAGGGTAATGCAATCTCTTCACTTCCCCATTCAAGTATTTTATCATTCTTGTCACAATAAACCATAAATTTCCTCTCCCAAAGTGACCTGTATATGATGTTTGTAGGATCACCTTTATACTTTCTGGGGTAGGAAGGATAATATTTTCCTTTATATGACATAAATAGAAATAACAATCATACTTATTTAGAGTGGCAGAGACAACAATAAAACCATATAACCTTTCAATTGCGAAGAGTATAATAGGTCCTTTAGCACAGAATAATCATTTTCTTGTAACATTTTCGTCATTGACACCAGCAGTTGAATCATATCTAGCATCTTATACTAGAATAAAAGGTATAAGACAATTTCTATCAAATCAATTAGGTATTTTATGTAGTGATGCAGTATTACCTACCTCAACGCTAGCAACAGCAGAAGTTAAAGATAATTTTATGGGTGTTCCTCAACAGTTTGCACACACTAGATTCTATACTGATATTTCTTATTCATTTTATGTTGATGAGGATTATACGTTATTAAAAATATTTGAGGGGTGGATGGAATATATTTCCAGTGGTGCAAATAATAGAGTTAATCAAGATCATCGTGCATATTATAGGAGAATGAGATATCCTGATTCATATAAATGCAATACAATGTATATTAATAAATTTGAAAAAAATTACAAAAGAACTCTTAGATATAGATTTGTTAATGCATTTCCAAAAAGTATTGATACTATTCCAGTTACATATGGTCCTGCTGATATACTTAAAGTTACTGTAAACTTCAATTATGATCGCTATATAATAAACGGTTAGAAAACCCATATAAATAATTTTAATGAATTGAAACATTATGCCATTACCTAAGATTAATGCTCCAACGTATGAATTGACATTGCCATCGAATGGAAAGAAACTAAAATATAGACCTTTCCTTGTCCGAGAGGAAAAAATCCTTATTATGGCACTTGAAACTGAGGATCAAAAACAAATCACTAACGCAGTGGTTGAAATCCTCAATGATTGTATAATAACCAAAGGAATAGACATTGTTAAACTTGCAACCTTTGATATTGAGTATATCTTCTTAAATGTGCGTTCAAAATCAGTTGGTGAAACTGTAGATGTAAATGTTACCTGTCCAGATGATGAAAAAACAAATGTTATAATGACAATTGATATTGATTCGATTAAAATTAAAAAGGATAAGAAACATAAGAATGTCATTAAATTAGATGATTCTCTCTCTTTAAAATTAAAATATCCTTCAATGAATCAATTTATTGAAAATAATTTTGAATCAAGTGACAATAGTGAAGTAAGTAATACACTTGATATGATTATATCTTGCATTGATGTCATATTTAATGATGAGGAGAGTTGGGATGCATCTGAATCAACAAAAAAAGAACTTGAAGACTTTATTGAACAATTGAATACAAAACAATTTAAAATGATTGAAGATTTCTTTGCAACGATGCCAAAGTTAACTCATTCATTAAAAGTTAAAAATCCTAAAACTAATGTAGAATCAACTGTCGTATTGGAGGGACTGGCAGCTTTTTTCAGTTAAGTATGGCTCATACGAATCTAGAGTCATACTATAAAGTAAACTTTGCCTTGATTCAGCATCATAAATATTCATTGACTGAAATTGAGAACATGATTCCTTGGGAACGAGAAATCTATATCTCATTATTACAACAGTACATAGAGGAAGAAAACCTTAAAGCACAACAAAAAAATGGATAAATCTCCAGCTTATGAAAATTTTATGAATAAGATGTCTATCATGCAAGGACAGGGTAGACCTAAAATGAGTGCGACCACTATGAAGATTGGTTCTGGTACTATTGAGAATAGAGTTACGAATAATGAGAAAAAAATAACTATATTAAAAAATATATTTAAAACTCAAAGAGATCATATAAGTGAAAAAATAACACCAAAAGTATCTAATCTAGAGTTGTCATTGAATGAAACAACTGAAATATTAACGACAATAACAGATAAATTGTCGTTAGACATGTCTGAGAGGTTAAAAGAACAAAAAGCATTGTTTGATGCACAAAGAAAACAAAATTTAACAGATAAAAAAGATAAAGCCGAAGAAAATTTAGAGAAAAAGAAGAAAATAACAGTAGGTAAAAAAATAGGTAAAGCAATTGCAAAACCTTTTGTTGGAATATTTGATCAATTAAAAGAATTGGCTCTTATATTAGGGACTGGTTTATTAGGGAATAATTTCATAAAAAATTTATCAGATAAAGATTTTACTACCAAACTAACAAATATTTTTGATTGGACTGTAAAAAATTGGAAAGCAATAGCCATTGGTGCAGGTGTTATTGGAACAATTTTTGTAGCAGGTGCAATAGCAAGTTTTATTGGTGGTGCCTCTCTTGCCTTTGCTGTTTTAACAAATCCAATATTACTTGGAATTATTGGAACAATTTTAGCAGTAAAAGCTGTCAATGATCTTATGCTAAAACAGGATACTGGGAATAAGATGATAGAAAATGCAGAGAAAAGGGGTAAAAAATTAAGCGAAAAAAATAAACAAAGACTTAAAGAAATAGGTGATAAATATGATACAACCAAATTAGGGTTGAATATAAGTCCTGCAAATCTTCAAGGTGGAATCATGCCACAAGATGCAATGTTGATTGGGGATTTATTTTTTAACTCATTAAGCAATGTCTTTGGTGGTGATAGGGTAAAATTAGAAGAAGTACTTAAAAGTGTTCCAAATAATTTAGTTGAATTTCAAAAAAAATCAATTGAATTAAGAAATCTAAATAAAGAAAATAACGGAGGTAGAACAACTTTTGTAAATTTAGATGATATAGATGCAACATCAGATAGGAAACAACTAATAGCAGAAATGAATAACAATCCAGCCACTGCGGTTCCTGATATTGAATCAATTAATCCTTATAATCCTTACATGGAAGAAGTTCCAGAACTATTTGGTTTTGCCGATATAATTTATAGTTAAATGGAAGCAGCAGAAAAACTAAAAATATCAGCCAAAAATCTTAATAGTATGTTATCAACATCTCTTAAGAAAATTTCTGATACACGAAAAAGAACAAGAAAATTGAAAGCTGTTTCTATTTTAAGAAAAAGAAGAAAGAAAAAGGAAGCAAAGTTAGAGGTGCCATCTGTATTTAAGAAATCAGTTTCTAAAATAAAAAATAAAATAACACTTGGAGGAATTGATATATTTGGAAACATTTTAGGTTTCGTATCTTTATTATTGTTGGGTGTTGTTGTCAATAACATTGATATGTTAAAAGAAAAATTAGTAAAAGCCAAGGACAAACTACAAAAAGATTTAAAACCAATAACTGATATTGCAAAGGTTTTGTATGATGGTGCAACTAAGTTTATAGGGTTATTTGGAAAACAAGAAGAGAGAGATGCTGAGTATCAAAAACTTTTAGATGATACATCGACATTGGAAAATGAATCTAAGGGTTTTTCTGATTTACAAAAAAAATATGAAGATTTAGAATCTTTGTATAAAAAAGTTGAAAGTGGTCAATATGGAAAAGAAAAAGGTTTGGGTATAAAAGAATCGGGAACATTGTCTACTGGTGAAACATTTAAATTTAAAGATGATGATCAAGGAATAGTAATGGTTACAGGTACTGATGGAAATGTAACAAAGATGAGAATAACTGATTTTTTAAGTCAATATAAGGAAACTGATTTAAATAATATAATGAAAGATTTTAATAAAAAAATTAAAAAAGAAGAAAAAACAGAATCATTTTCAATGTTTGATCTTGATACTTTTGATATGAGTAGTTTTACTTCAATGCCTAATATTAATTTTGTACCTATGGATAATGATAAAAACCAATTTCTTTATGATTTTGATAAGTATGAATCAATATTTTCAGATGTAGACACAATAGTTTACTTCCAAAGAGTTCGTGTCGATAAGGAGGTTCCATAATGTCAGCAGCAGGAGCACCAAATTATAGTAAGTTTCAAGTCATAAAAAGAGTTAGTGACAAGAAAGAAGGTGATAAAGAAAAAAAAGTTGATATACCAGGAAAAGTTATTGGACTTAATTATTATGAAAGTTTATATTCTCCAATGGTAACCGCTAATTTTTTAGAGGTAGATACTGGTGGAACAGTTGACAATCAAAAAACGGGATTTGCTGGAACTCTTAAAGATGGATTACCAGTTGAAGGATTTGAGGAAGTTTTATTAAATGTAAAAACAACTTATGGTAAATTAGATTGGAGAGGTAAAAAAAGACGTTTTGTTATTATTGGTAGTCCATATAATCAGGATGAAAGTACGAAGCAAATTTCATTCTTTCCTATGATTTCTATCAATGCGATGAAAAGTTCAAGTAAACCTGTTACCAGAGATTATTATGAAACTGAAGTAAGCATGCAGGTAACAAGAATACTAGCAAATTCTAAATTACCATTTAAACCTAAAAATATAGAAAAAACTTCAAATGTATTAAAAGTAAGTGGTAAAAATGAATCTCCTTTAGACGTTATATTAAAACTTTGTCCAAAAGCAGTTCCGATTGATGGTGATCCTGGTTATTTTTTCTTTGAAAATAGTGAGGGATTTAATTTTAGATCAATACACGGTATGATAAGAGATGGATATGAAGCTCATCGGGATGGTCGTTATGCAGCTGAGAGAACTTACACTTATATGATTGGTTTAAAAGCAAATTTGGATAATTATGAGAATGATTTTAATGTTTTATTACCTCCAACTGTAAGAAGAGATCAAGATCAAATCAATGCTATAAAAATGGGTCAATATAATATAAGAGTTTGCACTCGAAATATTGTAACTGGAAATGTTGAAGAGAAAATTATTAATGTTTTTAATAATGATAAAACAGTAACACTGGGTGAAAAAAATAAAGAAAACATTCAAAATGATCAAACTACATCTAATCCCGAAGATAATGCTTTCAATTATTGTAGAACATATACCTACCCTTTGATTCCTGGATTGGAAGAAAAAGGTGTGACTTCTGATGTAAGTACTTCTAATATAAAAAACAATCCTGCTAATTATTATCCCAGAGCGATAATGAGATATGGACTAATACATGCACAACTAGTCAATATTATAGTTCCTCATAATGGACTTTTGAGTGTAGGACAACTTATTAAACTTAATATAGAGAACATAACTGCTGATCCAAAAATTGAAAAACCATTTAATGATCATAGAAGTGGTTATTATTTAATTATGCATTTATGTCATTCATTTAATGAAAAAAACTCTTTTACATCATTAACTTTATGTCGTGATACTTATGGAAAACCGAGGAAGTTTTAGTTATGAGAGGAACAAAAAATAATTTTAGTGAACCGAACAAAAAAACCAAATATGGACAATTTGGTGGTGAATTTTGGATTGGAACTGTTGTATCATATACTGCTCAAGAAGATCAAATAAATAATGGTTTTGGTTGGATGTATAAAGTTCGTATAGATGGTGATCATAATAAAGGTAATGGGGGTGATGACACTGTAACTAAAGATGAAGATCTAAGTCCCGCTTATTGTATATTACCAACCACTGCTGGATCTGGTGCTGCATATAAATTAAGATCTGCTAGAATAAGTCAAGGTGATACTGTTTTTGGACTACGGGGTGGTGGGATTTCTGCACCAGCTTTTATAATAGGAGTACTACCAAGAACAAGACATACAGAGTTACAAAAAGATGGTAATTTTGCAACTTTGTCAGGTTTTTGGGAAAATGGTACACTATCAGATACGGGGATATTGAGTGGTGAATTTAATGATCAAGTTGGACCTGAGTTTCTAAAGGGTCTCTCTGGTCTTGATCCAAAAAAATGGACTAAAGCAACTGCTACTAATCCGTCAGAAAAAGTAAAGGAGATAGTTCCCTCAGTAAAAAAGGAAAAAAATATTGCTACTGGTGGTACTGGTGGTACTGATGATACTACTGATGATACTACTGATGATACTACCGAAGAATTTAAAGAAATAACAGAAGAAGAGACA